ATCGCTATACGCCACGGCAAAGCGAAAATTCCGGAAATCATCACTCTCAGAAACGCCGACACTTTCTAAACCACGCACCGTGCATTGCCATCCGCTGTTAGGCTCGTGTGGCGCGGAATTGGTACGGCGGTATGCTTGCCACAAACCCCCACGATAAAACACCATCTCTTGCGGCAGATAATCGCGACCGGACTCGTACTCCGCCGCCGAGGTTATGCGACCATCGCGGCCCGGCTCACCGCGTTCCCCCTTCGGCAACTGTATACGTGCAAGCTCTTCGCGAATTTTTTCACCCAAGCTTACCGAAAAACCGGCCATGCGTTCACGAAGCAAAGCTTCGCGTTGGCGTTCACCTTCCTGCAAATTGGCTAAGCTATCACGCAGAACAGCATCCCTTTGCCGCTCTCCTTCCTGCAAGCTAGCTGAATTCACACGCTGTGACTCTTGAAGCGACAACCGCGAATCGCGAATTGATAACTCAATATCTCTGCGAAGCTCCGCAAACTGCTTCTCAATCAGCGCCACCACTTCATGTGTGATGCGCTCCATGTTCTCGCGGAGTGCCGACTCACTTGATTCCAACTTTCCAAGAGCGGAGTCCACCTCAGCACGTAAGCCAGCAACAGCCGCAGAAGCCGCAGCGGTGATGACACGCGCCAAGCTTTGCTCAGAGAGTCCCACCACCTGTTGCCCCCCTGAGTGTCAATTCTGACTGTACCGCAGAGACCAAGCGCTCTATCATGGCTTGCTCTGCGATTGCCGCTTCAACTTCGCCGTTTGCGTCTTCTCCGTCTTCGTTCTCTGTCTCATCAGTGTCTTGTGAGTCGTCTTCATCATTTTGCGGCGGAGAAACTTGCGGATTCGGTGGAGTTGCCCCCGCAACCCCTCGCCCTTCCGCAGCGATGCGAAGCGGAATCATCTGTTGCTGAACATACACTTCATTGCCACCGGGAACCGGGCCGAGACCTTCCTTGCCGCGCGCTTCATCCGGTTTCATAATCCCACCTTGAACAGCCGTCTTTAGCGTGTTCATGCGCACATCGGACTCGGCTCTAAACAATTCATCCAAATCAAATCTAACTTCAAAATCCTCACCTAGATCATGGAAGACGTTCATTCGATCTTCAATGGAACGACAATAATAAGAGAGAGAACCAGCATAGTAATTCCTCATAAGAACTTCGCTATTTCTGTAGCTGGCTTTCGTCATGTCTCCAAGCATAAAAATTGGTACTCTATAAACACGCGCTACATCCTCAACAGTGAAGCGCAACTGTTCGATAAGCTGCGAATCCGCAGCCGTCATGGTCATTGGCTTCCATTCCAAGCCATCTTCAAGAACCGCGACCTTGCCCGCATTACCGGGATTGTCGCCGTATACCTGTTGCCACTGCGTGCGCAGACGGTCCGCAACATCACCGTCAAGCATGCGCGGGCTTTGCAACACACCACTAGGCCGCGCCATGCGACGAAAAAACGCTGAACTTTGCCGCAAAATGCTAAGGCCAGTGCTCGCGCTGTAAGCCGCAGCCTGCAATGGACTGATGCCGATTAACGGATGCTGGTAAGTCTGATGCCGAAAATGCATAACAAAGCGAGCCGGAATCAAAGATGTTTCCGGAATTTCGGGAATCGTCAACGGATCGGGTGAAATATTATAATAAACTTCACCTTCCGGCGTCACCCATGGAGAGACATGACTCGGATGTATGACTCGCATCTCGTCCGGCAAATTACCGCCATTCCGAGTTACGTACACATAGGCATTGCCGTTAATCAATAGTGACGCCATTAACTGTTGCAAAAATTCCGTCGCTGTCTGATATGTATTCGGCTTGTACAACGTGTAAGACACAAACCCGGCGCGGCCACGGTCCTTAATACTGACCGAAGACCGAGCGCCATTCGGTTCCTTACGCCATACCCGCAGCGGAAGCTTTGAAACATCCTGCGAGAGCACAGACATACACGCATACACCGCAGAAAACGCAGTAAGTTCAGCATACCCCGACCTACCGCCTAGATCGCGCTGCCACGTGCCCGGCGCTCCATCGTCACCCGGCCATAAAAGACGCGCAGACACAGAACCACGGGCAACGGAATTTCCGTAGCCCGTGAATCTCCCAACCGCCCCGCCAAGGCGTTGGAACAATCCCATTCTATTTCCGCCGATTGATCACACGCGTTTCGGGGGCCGCTTTCATCTGCCGATCAGCATAGACACCCGGTTCGCTATCTTCCTTGGATGGTTCTTGGTTTTGGGAGTCCTCGCCTTCCTCCGCCTTCTGCTGCTTCCTCGCTCGCATCTGACGCGCCTTCACCTGCATCTTCTCGCCGTGCATCGCGTCCACTCGACTCAAATCCATCTCCCCGCCGTTCTCCGGCGTCAAATCCTTCTCCGGATGCTTCACCTTGAATTCGCGCGTTCCCGGAATCTCTGACATTGCCGCCTGTCTCCATAGGGTTAGGGGTTGGAACCTCGACCACCTGTGGACCGGGTTTAATGTTCTGCGATTGCCAATTCATGTAAGCGGATTCGCTGACCGGAAAGAGATAGCCAATATTCACTTCCTGTGTAACACGTCCCGCATCCACTTGGATTACCTCACCGGGATTCAGCCAACGCCGATTCCCGGATTCTTCCTTGTAAATATGCGGTACGTCACACCGAAAATAAGCCATTGGCTACCCCTTACCGAGTTCTAAAACTTACGCATACTTCCACGTGACGTATGCAACGCTTGCATCGCGACGACGCTTCCACGTATGCGAAGCGCGAATACGGAAGAACGTCATGTCTTGCTGAAATGCGCTGATCAGCGGAGTCGGGGGCGTGGCGGGAGCGGAATCAGCCTGAATTGCAGCCTGATCCGACACGTCCACAACCGGAGTCTGATCCTCCGCATAAATAATATCCGACGCATCAACAAGAGCAAGGAACGTCGTGCTCGCCGCACCAAATGCTGTCGGCACGTTATTCGTCGCAAGCACCGGATACCCAAACAGCGTACCCGCATCTAGTTCCGTGCGATACATGAAGCGATCATTGTTATCGCGCAGGAATCGCAGATATTCACGCACGAGATTATGCGTGATCCAAACCGGCGTGCGCATTGGAACATTAGAAGTGCGCATTGCATTGACCAGAACCGCCGCTGCATTCGCCGTTGCCGCGACCGGATCAAAGCCCACTGCGGCAAGATCAACCGCACCGGCTGCCGTCGCGGTAACACCATTCAAAATACCGGCCGGAGCCGCAGAAGCCGCAGCCGCCGAAAGAAACGACACGTCAAGCAGTTCCGCCACCGCGTTAACCATGTCCGTCCGAATCATCGCCTCAATGGACGGATTCGAACGACGAAGCAGTTCATTAGTGACGGGAACAATCGTCGCCATCTTCGAAGGAGTCAAAGAAAGCTGACCGAAGGAAAGACGGCTAACGCGAATGCTGTTGCCCTCACCAACATACCCGGCAACAGAACCACCAGCCTGCGACGGCACAGTGATCGCACCATCACCACCGAAATCGAGCCGCAGCATGCCCGGCAGACGACCAACAATCGTTTCCGGACGAAGCAGTTCAATAAACTCGGCGGTAAGATTGCGTGTCGTGATTAGATAGCTACCACCACCCGCCGCAAGATTCTCATCCGTAGACATGGGATCAACAGCGGCGCGCTGCTGAATCCCCGGAAGATCGGACATAAGCATGCCCTTTAGGGCATTCGAAATGTCGGGATCATCCGGCCAGCGATTTTGCGCATAGTCAATCGGGCTAACACCAATACGCTTCGCCTCTGCCATCGCAATCCCGAGGCGTGCGAATCCAACCCCCTTTTCGCGAAGGGGCTTTGCTTGTGCCGGAACCGTGCCGGGATTCGGCGCACCACCATTCGGTGCAGCGACCACCGGCCGCGCCGTTGCAGCCTTCCGACGCTCCAAAGTTTCGAGGTTCTTTAGCTGCGCATCTGCCTTCTGTACACCCGACTCAGCGGCATCAAATTCCGACTGTTCGGACTCAGTAAGCTCCCGAGTCTCTTCCGCCGCCTTGGCTAGAAGAGTCTCCATCGTAGAAATAAAGCCGCTCCGTCGCTCTTGCGCGGCGGCAATCTGTTGAGCAATGTTCATCGTCTGATGCCCTTAAAGCGTGATTGAACGATTGCCCGAGACACCGAGCCGCGCGAGTCGAAGCCTATTCCGCAAAAGAGAGTGCGAGGCGCGGACACGCGCAATGCTCTCTTCCGTTGGAATAAAAAGCTTCGATGTAGAATTTGAATCCAATCCAACCTTGCGCGCCACCGTCAAAGCCGCAGGATTGGCAGGGACAGGAACAACACTGAGTTCCAAAAGCTGTTGCTTGGTGAACTCGTAACCGAGCCATTCACCATCAGCACCCTTGCGCATGTCCCATTCAACCGGCATGAAACCGACTGACACCGCGCGCAAGAAACCTAGCTGAACCATTTTCCAAATTTTATCTGCGAAATCATGTAAACCTTCGGGCATGAATTTCGCACGCGCCAAAAGTCGATTCTTTTCGACTCGAATATCCGTCACCGTTCCAATTGGTGGTTCGCTGGAATTATGCGCCCAAAGAAGAACAGGATTCTTTTTGAAATCGCGCAACTGCCAACCATCGGCGCGGATAATATCGCCCATACGGTCAACAGTCTCGTCACTTGCGATGAAGGAGACGATTCGATTCTCTTCGTCTTCAATGCCAAGTGCTGCCGCCTTATGCTGAGTCTGCGGCTTGCCATCCTTCATAATAGAACGTGCCAGATGCGGAGGCTTGCCGACCTGTTCCCCCTCCGGGGCTGCCTCTTCAACCGGCATTTCGCAAACTACGCCCTGAACGCCGACCGGGAAATTTTCGGTAATCGTCCGAAAGGAATTTGTTTCACACTCGTCTGGATCGAGTTGCCGCGCCCAAAGCCGCGCGCCCTCTTCCTCACCGGCTTCCGGAACATCGTCCTTAAAATCATGCGCGCGGCACCAAGCCGCCGCATCGTCACGCGTCCAACCCTGCCCGTTATTCACGTCATCAGGGGATTCACTGCGGCTAAATGATACAGCCTGCATCCGCATGGACACGGTAACGGCTCCCCCGCGCTACGAAACTTTGCCTTGTATGCGGTAATGCTCGCCAAAAGCAAGCGGTTCCATAGCGGAAAAGTTTGGGCTGATCGCTCCAATCTTCGTCTGTAAGGTTCGCGACGTTACAGCCGGGACACCAGAGCGTCTTTTCACCGCAAGGCTAAACACCTCACACTTCGTTTATCGAAAAAGGCTGCTGTAGCGACGTTTTCTTGTTGTAAGGCTGCCGACCTTACGCTATGTTCCATGCATCGGCAGGCAAGATAGCCTCCCGGCAGATAGGAGACACAAAAATGTCTAGCGAAGGCAAGATCACCACCCGCGATGACGGATTCATTGACATTCGCCACGACAACCATTCCTTCGTGATCTTTCCGGAGCGCAACGGCAAGCGGTTTATGACCGCACACAATGACGAATGGGCAAGTGTACCGGTTGGCGATTTCGCGACGCTTGGGGATGCGATCAACCGTGCAATGCAGCCTTTCCGGTTTCCGGATCATGCCAAGCTCCGCGCCGCGCTCGCGGATATCAAGGGGAGCCGCTGATATGACGACACTCCCCGAGACATTCGCTTTCAACGCGGTAACAACCGCTACTGACGCAACAAGGCTATTACGCACACTTGGCTTCCGCCTAATTGATGCAACACAGCCAAAAAGCACATATTGGACAAACGATGCCGGGCTAGAGGCTGGCACGGAAAAACTAGCAGACGGTCAAATTAGGCTAATTATCGGACCACGCTAAATCCTGAAACCAACCGGGCGGGGCAATCCCGCCCGGCAGATAGAGGCAACAAAAGAATGTGTGACCTAAAAACCGTTCGAGTCTTTCGTACCCTCGCGGGAAAAGGCCGAGTCGGCTTACTCGGAACCGCTGTGCGCGCTTCCGATGGTTGGCGCTTCGTCCCAAATGTTTTCGGACACTCACGCAGCCGTCGCGCGTGGCATTCTTGGGAAGCCTGCCTGCCACGTTGGGTTGGCTATCCGAATGCGTGCGAAACCGAAGCAGTAACGCGCGAGTGAAAATAAAAATCGGCAGCTTTGCATTTTTCCCTTGCAAGGCTGCCGACCTTGCACTAGGTTATGTGCATCGGGCAACCCCGCCCGGCAGATAGATGGAGGCACCGATGACCGAATATCTCCGCCAGCCCCCGGCCCCCACCGCCGCGCAACTCGCGGAAATCGAGCGGCTGGAAGCCTCGTCCAAGCGCTCTTACGAAGCGGCGGAAGAGTCCTTTCAGCGCTGCGACACAGACGGCTTCCTGTCCCAATGGGCGCTGCAATCCTCTTCCAGCGTGGACAACGCCAACATCCGCATCTTGAAGAACGGCGGATATGTTGCCGTGCGCGTGCTGTGCGATGCCGAAGGCAACATCGTATCTGATCGCATCCGCACTTTCCCGCACCCCATGTTTGAGTGGCGTTCGGTTTCGAAGTGGGATTTGGGCCGCAATGCAGAGCGGCGTTGGGTTCCCATGGGTGACAAGAGCCGCGTGCAAAAGCAACTCGGCTTGCACGAAGAAAGCCGGTACGTGCGCGGTTATGCCAAGATCACGGCACCGGCCGGAGCGCGCGGGCTTTCCGGTTGCGCCTCCGCCTATGTCGGGCATTTCCGCAGCGACACAGACGAAGAGGTTTGACACCGCCGGGCGGGGGAAACCCCGCCCTAAATTATTTTCGGCGGGACCGCATTTTTCCCTTGTAAGGTCTCGCGCCTTACACTATGTTCTGTGTATCGGGAGGCAAGAAAGCCCCCGGCAGATATAGGAGCCGAAAATGTCCCGCCGCTTCTCTCTGACCCGCGAAATGATGATCCCGAACGGCGCGCAGCCGGTTGCCGATCCTGAGAGCAGCGCAGTTGTCTATATCTCCCGCGACGGCAAGAACCGCCCCTGCGCAATGTTCTTCCGTGGCAAGAGCGCCAAGCCTGCCGCGAATTATGTCTATCTCTCGCAAGAGTCGCTGGAAAAGGCAGTCTGCAACTTCTTCAAGGCGGTTCGCACCAGCGAGCAGCGCAAGCACGATGCGCGCGAGGCTCGGAAGGCTTGGACGAATGACTACAAGGTTGGTGATGTGCTCGTGTCCACTTGGGGTTATGAGCAAACCAACAAGAATTTTTATGAGGTTACAGCGATTTCCGGCAAGATGCTTACCCTTCGCGAAATAGCCAGCGAGCGGGAAGAAGATATGCCGATGCAGGGCAGGGCGGTTCCGCTGCCCGGCCAGTTCACGGGTGAAGCCTTCCGCCGTCGCGCCTCTGAGCACGGAATCAAGATTGAGTCCTTCGAATACGCGCACCGCGCCGAATTCACCAACACCCCGGCCGGGCGCATCTACAAGCCGCATCGCTGGACGGCATACGCCTAAGTCCCAAAGCCCCGCCGGAGCAATTCGGCGGGGTTCCACTACCGCAAAGGAAAACGGACCATGACAACGCGCCTTCCGGTCAAATGCGGGCTGACAACCCTTCCTCGCCCAATGACTCGCGACCAAGCGCAAAAATGGGGTGAACGGAACATGCCTGCTGATCTTCGCCGAGCCGGATTCGTATGCGTCGTGGCTAAAACCGATCCTGAGTTGCATGGTGGAGAATGGTTCCGAGTAAACTACGGAAAATGAGCTAGACTAAATTTTTTCGGGCGATTTTTGCATTTTTCCCTTGTGAGGTCGCGCGCCTTGCACTATGTTCTGTGTATCGGTCAGGGTAGCCCGACAGATAGTAAGGAAACGAAAATGACCAGCAAGACCGCCCTTCCCATCCACCACCGCGAGATGATTCGCGCCTTCGCTGCTGACTATCCCGCCGAGCGGTGGCTTGCGGTGGCAGATGTTTCACTGGCGCGCGAACTCGGCGCGCGGCAACTTCGCAAGCCACTTCTAACTGCGAACCAGAGCCGTGATATTGCCACGGGCAACACGCTCCGCGTTCTTGCCGCCATTTGGGATGATATTGGCAATATTTTTGCCTTGCTGCCGAATGGACACCGCATCCAGTTGATTGGTACGGGGAGATAATGCCCCGTTACACGCCGCTTTTATTTTTTCGGGCGATTTTTGCATTTTTTCTTGTAAGGCTGCATACCTTACACTATGTTCTGTGTATCGGGCAGGGTAGCCCGGCAGATAGGAGAAGCCAAAATGTCCCGCTCCGAATTGCTCAGCACCATCCGCCAGCATCGCGGCGAAATCTTCGTTGGCGTACTAGCACGAAGCGATGTAATTTACGTGAAAGCCGTCAAGTCAGATTTGCTGAGCGCTCTAAAGAATATTGGCGATGACGAATTGACCGCCAGCATAAGCTTCGGCTCTCTGTACATTGACAACGCCTCGTAAGGAGAGGGACAAAATGCGCACCGCTCACGAAATCTATATTTCCAACGTGCGCGAAACTCACGCGCACTTTGACTCCAAGGAAGAGGCGGTTCGCCTCTCTTGGCTCAACTCCAATATGGAAATTGACGAACTAGACCGGCGGATTTCCGCCATCCGGCGCGAATGCGCCTTCTACCTCAACCAAGAGGTAAAACTTTATCATCTGAACCAAAAAGGGGAGCGGGGGTAAAACCCCGCTTTAATTTTTTCGGCTGATTCTGCATTTTTCTGTTGTAAGGCCGCGCACCTTGCACTATGTTCTGTGTATCGGGCAGGGTAGCCCGGCAGATAGGAGACCGAAAAATGCAAGTCGCGCAGACCATCCTTTCCCAACTCGGCGGTTCCCGCTTCGTGGCGATGACCGGTGCGAAAAACCTAGTTGCAGGACATAACAGCCTGTCAATGCATATCGGTCAGAACGCGAAGAAAGTAACCCATGTTCGAATTCGCCTTGACCCATCTGACACCTACACTGTTGAATTTGTTCGGATAAGCAAGAGCAACTTTAAGGTTCTCACCACAGTTTCCGATGTGTATTGCGACATGCTGCAAGAGATTTTCACACAGCACACCGGACTACACACCAGCCTGTAAGGCTCTAGGGAGGGGGCGTACAGCCCCCGAACCCCGGCAGATAGGGGAGGCACCACCGATGCCCGTTCCCGCTCTCAGCTACCGCCGCAGCGTCGAAAAGCTGCCTGTGCAGCGTGACTCGCTGTACGCCAAGGTTTGGCACCGTCAGGAAATCACCTATGAGATTTTGGCGGATGGTAAACCAATCGGTTATGTGTCGTGCGTTTCCTCGCACTCTGCATACCGGCGCTATGGCAGGTTGGAATACGGGCCGAAGCGTCGCTCTAACTGGCACGTGCGCCTGTCCTATGCCGGGTGCTTCCGGCAATGGGATATTCCCTACCGTCGCGGAAGCGACGACGTTCTAGCCGAAATCCGGCAATGGGTAGAGCGCCAGACGAAAAACTAAAAATTCCTCAGCCTTGCATTTTTCCCTTGTAAGGCTGCGCACCTTGCACTATGCTCTGTGCATCGGGCAGGGTTGCCCGGCAGATAGGAACGGCAAAATGGCGAACATGAAATATTTCTCCGGCCATACCGAACTTGCCAACGTCTGGCATGATGGTAGCCCGTTCGCCAGCGCCAAGCACTTTAGCGGCACGCTCCCAAACGGAAATCGCGTTGTCGCTGATCGCGTGATTGAGTTTAAGCGTAATCCTTCCCTGCACAAGTGCGACGCTCGTTGCACGAATGCGCGCGGATTCAAGTGCGAATGCTCTTGCCGTGGCAAGAACCACGGAGCCGGTTCTTTTTCCTGCAACTGAACAAACAACCGGTCGGGGGGCAAAAGCCTCCCGGCAGATAGGGAGCACTTCCGATGACGAATTACGCACAGATTGAGGAACGCTCTTCCTTCCTGTTTTCCGATTTTGGCGAGAACCTTGCCCGGCAGTGGTTCGGCAATGAGACCGTGGACGCTTTGCCGAAGTTCCAGCGTGGCAAGCACAAGGGCAAGCCGAAGGGTGTTCTCGTTTGGCAAAAAGTCGTCAAGGGCGGTTGGGTACGAGAGGGCTTTGAAACCGGTTACGTTGAAAACCGCGTTGGGCACGTCATTAAGCGCCAACTGCGCGAAATGGCAGATTTTGCGAGCGGTGAGCGCTACGGCAAGCTGATCGAGGAAAAGCGAGGATAATTAAAAATTCGGCAGCCTTGCATTTTTCCCTTGTAAGGCTGCCAGCCTGACACTAAATTTTCAGCACCGGGACGGCGGCAACCGCCCGGAAAATCAACGGAGGCTAAAATGTCCGGCGTTTCCGTCTATTTCGCAGCCCCCGCCATCGCAGCGCGCATCGCGACCGGGCTGTTTTCGGGTGACTACAGCAACGATGATTGCGAGCAAGTTGCGCTGGCGCATTATGGCGAGCACGACATGCGCGGCACCATCGCGCATGTCAAAGGTCGCAGAATCGTCCATGTCTCGCTGATCAACAACGAGACCGGCGAAACCGAAGCCACCTATAATTTCAGCATGCATTGAAATTTCGGGGCGGGGCGGATAACCGCTCCGCTTCCCTTTTCGGGAGGCTAATCATGCAAGACTTCACCACCATGGCAGCGTTTTTCAAAAATTCTAAGAACGTTGCCGAACGTCTGTTTTCCGGAGAACTCACCGAGGCGGATTGCAAGCGTCTTCCGCTTGGTGACTCTGGTTTCCACATGGAAGCACGACTTGGCAGGATGAATGCGCGGGTATATGCGCGCGTGCTGCTGATCGAAACCGCGACAGACGACGCGATTCTCGCCTATGATTATAACCGGGACGTGATCGCAGTTTAAATTTTTTCGAGGCGACCAACGCATTTTTCTCTTGCAAGGTTGGTCGCCTTACACTATGTTCTGTGTATCGGCAGAGGCAATCCCGCCTCCCAGAGATTACGGAGCCTAAAATGTCCGTCGCGCAGCAAATCGCTTCTCGTCACTTCGGCCGGAAGATGGTCTCTGCGCTCTCCCGCAAGGGAATCCGCGTGATCGGGCTGCAAGCGCTGCCGGATATGTCTTCTTCTATGCCCTACGCCAACGCGTCAACCGGCTATATCGTTGACGATAACGGTTGCGGGCGGATTTGGACGCACCGCGAAGTGACGGAGGCGGCGCGGTAAGCGCCGCTCGCTGCCTCGAATTTCATTCTTGACAGGCTACCGACCTGACGCTATCTTTTTCACATCGGGCACGGCCCGGCAGATAAAACGGAGGCACCCAATGCTTTATTTCATTCACAACAGCGAAACCGGCAAACTAGAACACGTTTCCGAAGAGCATCCTAAACATACCACCAACTATGTGTGCCGAAATGATATCAAAACCTTTGTTGATGCTCAGCTACTCGCGCAAGACGCCACAGCGCTTACGGGTGATCTTCACATCGCACTTGACAGGGGAAACCATCATTACCCGCGCTTTGACGTGATCCGCGCGCCGAAGGTTGGGGATGCTGTGTCCTACGGCTTCAATGGCGATTACTACCCCTGCGGCACCGTGACGAACATCAGCAAGACTCTTAAAGTCATCCGAACCAGCACGAATGACACGTTTTACCGTCGGGGGCTGACTGGCACATGGCTTCGCAGCGGAACATGGGCACTCGTGCAAGGCACGATTGACAAACGGAATCCTCACTTCTGAATCGCTTGGGGCGCGGGTGATGCTAGATCACCAATCGGGTAGGGGAGTTCTAGCCTCCCCAAGATGGTTCGAATCCATCCCGCTCCATCTCCCACACAACACGGAAACAAACACATGATGGATTATCGCAAGCTTGCGCGGTATGCGTATTTCGGCATGCTCAGCACAATTGCCGATAAGCAAAGGCGACTCATTGACATGGAATTGCGGCACGCGACATTTGGCTCTGATGCAGTTCCGGAAAACGAATTCCTGCACCGGCTAGATACTCTTTCGCCGCTGATGCCGAAAGATTTTGATGAAGAGATGACAAAGCGGCGCGCGGAACTTGACGAATTGACTCGCGAGGCGCGCGAACTTGGCAAGCTTCTCACGGCTGACAACGATGCAGCATGGGCACAAGCCGTGAAGGACATTGCCCAACGCCACGGCTTGAAGCCAAGGGAGTAAGGGGCTAAACCCTAAAGCCCCCTTCCGCAAGGGCGGGCCGAGAACTTCAAATCTATGGTTGGGCGGTTCGATTCCGTCAGGGGGCATCAAACAGAGGCGCACATGATCCGACTGCACGACTTCTGAATTCCTGCGATGGGCGCGAGGTCCGCCGCACTCTCCTAACGGCAAGTTCACACCGACGCACGTTAGGAGAATGATCAATGTCAACGATTCATCTGAAAATCAAAATCAAGTCGCTTGCTGCGGAATCCCGCATCATCCGACGCGAGGAAAAACGCCACCCCGGCGAGAGCTACAATCGAACGTCGCTTTACCTCCATCGTATCGGCATTGTGCGCAGCGAAGCACGAGCGGCATTGCTGGCGTATGGCTACCTACGCGGCAAACGGTATGCACAGCTTGAAGCCAAGTGCCACACGCCACCCGACGCGAAGCGAACGCTCAGCCTGATCAACAAGTATGCGGGCTGTGCGGAACCAGCCTTGACCGCTGAGCAGTTCCAAGAATGGCACGAGAACAACGCACCGGGGCGGGAGCGAAAAACCGTGACGCAACGCGCGGCTTAATCTATCCACCGTCAGCCATGGTACGGAGCACATTGCCATGGCTGACACTCCCCCTGATCGGGTTATTCGGATCGGCGGAACGCTTATCGAAATTTGGTCCGGAAACTGCGCACGCACGACGCTGCCGACCGGCCGCGTTCTAATGGCCGCTCCGCAAGACAATGCCGCCTACCGACAACGCGCCATTGAACTTGGATATGGGAAAGATACATTCAGGATGTGTGTTGAGCACGAGACCGCACATACCATGATCGCGTGCGCCCTTGGCTTGCCCTACAGCCAAACTTTGGACAAGGCAGCACAGGCGATCACCGGAACCGCTCTGCATGACCGGGAAGAAGCCATAATCTTAGCGCTGCAAGATTTCTGTAATGCTTCCGGAATTGATTTGCTTGCGGCGGCTGAAAGTTTGGGAAACCTTCTGCCACAATAGCGTTTCGCTATACGGCCAATACCGGCCACAACGGAGGATGGCAGATGAACGACAAGCCCAAGGGTGCCAACACCGGCAACGTTAAGCGCGACGAAGCGCACGCTCGCCGCGACGAGCGGCAAGCAGGCAAGGTTTACACGTTCACTGATCCAAACGCGGGCGGTATTACGCGCCAAGTTACCATCGTGAGCAAGGATCAGGGAAGCCGCCTTGTGCGTGACGTGGCGACGGGTGAGGAATTCACCGTTTCCGCTGATTATCTGTCGCGAGATGACGACTCGGAAGAAGGCACAGCCTGACTTTCCACCAACGGCCCGTTCGCAAGAGCGGGCCGTTTCTTTATGGAGGATTTCAAGATGTTGGAAATTATTCTAATCATCTTGCTAGTTCTCATGCTGAGCGGAGGGATTGCATATCCTCACTACGTATCTTCAACCAACCAAGTTGTACCTAGCGTTATCTGGTTGCTATTCATTATTTTGCTAATTTTTCTAATTTTCCGTCTAACTGGTTTGCTGCATTGGTAATCGCAGGCATGCCGCGTTCAGATGCCGAATTGCTGCAACTCATAGAGCAACACCGCTGGTCAATATATCCAACGCTCGCGGGACGTTGGTACGTGCGCACTGATTACGGCATCTCCGGCCCCCTCGCCTCGCTACGTGAGGCGTTAGAAAGCGCTGAAAGAATCCACGACTCCAGACGTTCACGGCTACGTCATAGCGGCAAGCTTTCCGAGGAAAGCTAATTTTTAGCTTGTAAGGCTGCACGACTTGCGGTAACTTCCATGAACCGGGCAACATCGCCCGGCAGATATGGAGGAACCGATAACGTGCCATGTCACACGCACAGTGGAGACGCAACGCCTTCCACCGTTTCACAAAGCGGTGGCGCTACCGCAGAAACCTAGACGAATTCATGTTTGCGGAGCGGCCATGGAGGCTCATGCTTTGAGTCCCGTTCGATTTATCCACACCACAGCGGAAGTTTTTGAATGGGCGCTTGCAAACGGATTCCACCGGGTTTCTGATCAACGGGTTGAATGCATTTATTTCCCCGGCGTCGTGGTTGCTATTGCGGTGCCGGGGAAACGAAACCTGATCGTAACCCTAGAAATTGACAATTTTCGGCCGGAAGTTATCGGGCGATTTCGCCCAACTCGCGGCCAATGGTTTTATATAAACGATTGGGGAGTCTTGGAAGGGATTGGACTCTCACAAGCATTCGTGCTGAGCATGCACTACAGGAAATGGCATGCTGTCCCGCCATGGTTCACGCGCGAATATGCGAATCTTATGTTGGGAACGATAGGAAACAAATAACATGCGAGATATGGGAAAACACCCGATTACCCGAGAGGAAGTCATTGACTGCCTAGACACGCTGCAAAAAGAAATGGCAGCGGAAAACCGGGCTGGTGACATGCGACCGATCTTGCTGAAAACGGCTGCGGATATCCTGCGTAATCCGGAAATCCTGCTAAAAGATGCCATACGCGATAGACTCATGGAAGAGATACGACAGGCTATCGTTGCAATGCAAAACGACGATGCAAACATGGCGATGGAAATTGCAGAACGCGAAGAGACGCACCCGGAAGGGAAAAGAGCGTTAAACGCGTTTGCCATGTTGCTAAAGCTGTGTGCTGTTGATCTTAACAATGCTCCTATTGACGAGATTGTTGCAGCGGCGCGCAAGAGGCAAGCGGCGAAAGCCAACTGACGAAGGGAAAAACGCAATGCTCAAACAACTCTTGCTTAGCGCTATGCTAACTTTTTCATCTAGTGCCAACGCACAGACTGCAACCCCCGGCCCGCTATGGGATGCGGAGGGCACACCACCCGACCCGAAGTGGAGTGAGACTTATTATCCCGTTGCACAGGGTGCGGTCATGCCGCGAACACCACTAGCAGACGAACGCCCGTCGCAAACTGCTGAACTTGATCGCGCATGGGAAGCTGGCATTCGCACCTATCTTCGTCGCGTGTCACATATGGTGGCAGGCATGAATTTGCCTGACCAAGACGAACGAATGCGCGAATGCGGAAAAATGGCAGCACTGGTGCATGATAATTTTGATCATACCGAAGGACGGAGGCGCGGCCATGCATTCCGCAGCAAAAGCCAGCTTGTGCGGGCTTGCCATGCACGCGCCTTCCTGCTGAGCGGATTCTACGCGCTATCCATCCGGGCGGTTGCTGTTTCTGATCGTCTGGTACAAGTGCGTACCTGCTATTACCATGACCAATACAACGACCCACTTGTGACCGGTGGCGGGCATGTGCTGCCCAACGGCAGGCAAGCCATTCCTCGCGTCTCTGTGGAGACCGTGCAACGCCAACCCAATGGAGAATGGCAAATCATCCTGCATGTTGCGTTGGATAGCGACGAAGAGATGATTCGTCGCGGCTGTCGCGGCGGCTAATTGGTTTCACCCACAAATTCCAAGTTTGTGGGTGAAACCAAAACGTGAGGGAAAATCAATGAGCGACGAAGACGACAAGCCGGATTGGCAACCTCCCGAATTGTGGACGCGAGAGCATGCCGAACGAACGCTAAAGCGCTTTGTACGTGAAGATTCCACCACATACGGGCTGCAACTACTGGAATGGATGGAATGGAAGAAAGACCCGGAAGCCTACCGCCAAGAGCAAATCGCGCGCATCATCGCCAATCGAAAAACCGCGCGAACACCGACAAGTCACGCCATCGCACACAAGCTGTTATCTCTACCAGATTTGCCGCTTGTGTTCCTGAATGACATTTTCAACGTACTCGCGGTAGATGCTGTGTTGGAACAGAATGGCGAAGTCATGGTTGACGGAGAATTTGTCAAAGGCCCAACCATCACACTGAAAGAGCATGGAGACGACTAGAGCACCAGCAACCCACGCTCGCGCCGATCCGGAGTCTTGATATATCCGCTTCGGCGCTTCTCGCCCTCCGCATCAATGCGTTGCGCTGCGTACCACACATCACGCGCACGCAGCGCCATGGAGAGCGCCACAAGTCCGTCAATGCGCGAGGTGGATTTCGCCTTGTCGAACTTCCGACCCCCGGCAGGATCTTTATTCACCTTCGCCCCAAGGGCAGAATAACGCAACACCGGATGACCACCATGCATCAAACGACGATTCAACAAAACTTCTTCCAGCGATTCGATTTGCAGGCTTGCATCCTTGAATCCTTGGCCCATCGGCTCTAGCGGAATGTCAAGATTGATTTCTTTAAGCCAACCCTTCAACACGTCAATGCGCCACCGGTCAAACCCGGTCAACAATGGCGTATAACTCGTGTTCAATTGCGAAAGGCGCTTGGCTACATAGCCATAATCAATCGCCGTTCCTTCCGGCGCTTCCATGTATCCCTGCTTAACCCATACGTCATACGGCACCTTATCACGCTCGCTGCGTATTTTCATGGTATCCGCCGGAGTCCAAAAGAACGGCAACACCGCGAGCGGCCCGGTTTCGCCTTCCAACTCAAACACCATGACGAACGCCGTTAAGTCGGTGCGCGCCGACAAATCGAGGCCAGCCCAACAGCGCAAGCCAACCAGATTTTCAGCGGGCCAATATCCTGCATTCTCTTCCCACACCTCGCGACTGATCGCCGTTTGAACCTGCGAGATGCGCCGATTGTGGTAGAGGTTAAGAAATGAGCCTTCCGCCGCTGGTGATTCCTTCGCTTTGCGCGCGTAATTGCGCATTTCGTCAAGACTGCGAAACACCCCCAAGGCGGGATTCGCGTGATACCAATTCTTTTCGTCCCATGGGTCCAACCCATCGGGCAGACTGAAAAATGTCAAATGAAAAGTTGGGTCCACGATATCACCGGATTGCACCTGCAACCCGTAATCAATCAACTCACTCAGCACCGCATCGTCACTATCAGCCTGTGTACTGATGGTCAGCATTAGCGGCTGTTCCTGCGCGCCAAACGAAGTTTCCATCACATCGAACAGCGCGCGGTCAGAGCCGAATTGCGCAAGCTCATCGAAGATTACGAAGTTTGGATTTAGACCGTGCTTGCTCCGCGACTCGGCACTCAGCGCTTGATACGTGCTGTTGGTCCATGGCGTGTAAATTTTCTTAGTGGAATCCGTGATGGAAAACTGATGCGGAAAAAGCAAATCCTGTCGAATGATGGACGCCAAAGAACGAAAGATGATCGCCGCTTGATTCCGCTCATAAGCGACGCTGAAACATTGGCCGCCCCACTGCGAAACCGGCCCAATCATGTGCGACATGAGCAACCCCGCCGCAAGGCTGCTCTTCCCGTTCTTCCGCGCCAGACTCCAAACCGCTTTTTGAATCGCCCTAATCTGTTTGCCACTGCTGTTGATAAGAGTCGGTTCATACACCTCCCTTATCATTTCAATCTGCCAATCCATCAGATTGATTAATGATCCGGCTTGCGGTCCATCCGGAACTTTCATGGTTTGGATGAACGCAACCACCTTCTGCCACACCGGCCACCTTACGCGCGGATCATGGACACGCCACAGCCCCGGCCGATCCTGCCTAGGCGCTGCCGGGAGCGCTGCACGTGGCTCCGGCTCCACCGACGCTAGGGCAGGCTCCGGCGCGGGCTGGACGCGCTGCACGGGCTGCGCAGGCTCCGGCAGAGGGTGCTTGCGCGGTCGCCCCCGAGGGCGCTTCGCTGGCGGCGTGCCGGGCAACTCGTCTGTCTGTGCCGCCCGCAACTCGGCGGCAAACCGTGTCGGGCGGCTTGGGTCTAGCCGCTCCCGCGCTTCGCGAGCGGTGCCAATCCCGACCTGTCCGGCTTGGAAATTCTCCCAACGCTGCAACGCTTCCTTCCGGTCCCGCGCTGCTTCCTCTTCCAAAATCGCGCGCTCCCGCTCCACCCGCTTGCGCGCTATCTCACCGCGCTTGTAGCGCACCGGATTACGTCGCGTGTACTTCCCCCGCACGCGCGAACTATCGTCTTCGGTCATGTCAATTCATTTTCCACAACACGACAAGCAACATAAGAGTCACTGAAACAGACGAAAAACCCATGGCACACCAGAAAAATATTTCCGACCACAGACTCGTGTCGAAACTTTCCAACGTTTCGTAAATGGCGTCTCGCACCCTTTGCATATGGCTTTCCCATATTGCTATGTCGCTACATTTTTCCTGCGAATCCCGTCGCCATCGCACACCGTACAGAGGCGAGTCAATGTTTCAATGATATGAACGTCTTCTTTTATTTCTGTGAGTTCCGAAGTCTCGCATGTGAGAACCGGAGTTTGTATCTTCTCGCGCGGAATCGGGCGACAAACCTTGAACGCTACATATCCGTTTCCGTTGCACACAGCACAAATTTCCGTTTGCATTGCTCATGCTCCATTGGCGCTTGCCAATTGTTAACGTTCAGTTTTCACCGCTCCCGCTCCACCTTCCAGCGACAAAGGTTCCCCGTGCTCTGAAAGAATTGTATCGCCGGTTGTCGGTGGATTTTGCTGGTTCAGTGCATTCAGCATGAGCGTTTGCAATTCAGTCGGTATTGTCACCCGAGATGAACGCCTTGTCTGCGCATTCACCACCGCAATGCGCTGCGTTTTAAGTGCGTCAGTTAACGCCTGTCGTGTAACTGCTGGATATGTCGCGCGTAACGCGTCTTCCGATTCGTCTAATTTGGTTTTTTGCAAAAGTTCAACCTTAGATTCCGACCATCGTTGAGTGATGTTCTGAATTGCTGCGCGAAATGCACGAGCCAAGCCCGGCTTTGAAGTTTGATCATCCGGCATTGCGTGTGCTCCACCTTTGGCAATCAAGCCTCTTCGCTTGAAAGTTTCGCCCGCCAAGAGCATAACCCGATGCGGCCCGTAGGGGAACACTAACGATGGCGCAACAAATCGTTCAGCTTGGCACCGGCCCTGGCACCCCCGGTGCGGACTCCCAATACGAAGCGCACCGCAAGCACAAAGAAAATACCGCAGAGCTTTATGGGCTGATGCTGAGCGGCGCAACGGGTTCCGTGTTCCGCACGCCACTAAATTCCGGTTTCACCGTTGACCCAAACGGCTCTGCGGATTCCACCGCCGGACTCAATGCCTTCTGTGCCCTTCTCGCCTCGACAGGCGATCCCGGATTTCTCCCCCCTGGCACCTATCGCACCACCGCCGAAGTCGTGTACCCGAACGGCTACCTTTATTTTATTGGTGCTGGTCCGGCGCGCTGTGTCATCAAACCTGATGCAAACACATACAACGGCGTTCGCATCAATGCAGGAACCGGCACCGGTCTAGGCGGATCGCTCCGCCCGCAAGGCATTGTTGGAGGTTTCTGTGTGCGCGGCCCAAATGCCTCGCCTCCACAAAACGGAAAAGCTGGATTCGTGCTTGACGCCACGACACAATGCGTGGTGCGCGACGTTCTTGTTGAGGGATTTGATATCGGCTTTGACCAAATTAATAATTGCTTCAACAGCAATTACGAAAACATCTTCACGTCGCGAAATGTCGGGACCGTCAACGTTGGATACAACGCGCGCACCGACAATCAGAATGGTTGTGATATCTGCTTCTACAACGCACAGCTAACCGGCAAGCTTGCTGCGATGTGCTTTAGCGGGACGGGTGGCGGATATCGCGTGTTCGGTGGCTCTTTCGGCACCTCACAAACCGCCGTGCTGGATAAGCTTGGCGTTATTACCATGGGATGGAATTATATCAGTGACGTAGAAGCCGGTGGACTCGGCTCCATGCTGTTCACCGGATTGCATATCGAAGGCTGGCGCGGTCAACATGCGTTTCGCGTGTATGGTAGCGTGACATTCGGCGTTCAGGGAACCGGCTTCAATCCAAGCGCCAGCGATGTTCCGGCTTCCGGCATCGTACACCACAGCAATGCGCAAGGCTCTTCGCAAACTTGGCTGCACAATGACATTGGCAACGGATACTTTTCGAGCAACGCGGTTGCCACCATCACCGGTGAAAACGACGATTTCCAAATGTTGGAACTCGGTTGGGCATCCTCTTCGATGGCATCCGTTGGTGGCACTTCGCGCAATCGCTCTTGGATGAAATCGCTTCTGCGCACGTCGAACACCTTCCAGGGTGGCGACCCCAAATGGATGCGCGGGCTTTCCTACTACAGCGATGCCTACCCCGTATTGCTGCTTGGCCGCATGCACGTGAAACCGGATGCGGGCGCGGGAACATGGGCGCAATCGTTTGATGGCACGAATTGGGATGTTTTCGGCAGACCATTCGCGGTTTCCGAGGGCGGCACCAATCATAACGTTGAACCATGGTACGCCCCCGGCCGTATCACCATGACCAGTGCCAGTGCAAACACCGTCACCGTGCGCACCGATGCAACCGCAACCTGTCCGGTAGGAACGAAGGTGCAAGTCGTGCAAGCTGGCAGCGGCAACACGACAATTACCCCAAGCGGCGGCGTGACAATTAATCGTCGCGTCGGTTTGCGCCTCGCCGGGCAACACGCCGTCGCATTTATCGAAAAAGTCGGCACCAACGCATGGATTGCGTATGGTGATTTGATCGCGTGAGTATTTATAGGTAAGATTTTTGTGAATCACGAATTTAGGTTTGACAGACTGCCGACCTTGCGCTATGTTATTTTCATAAGCAAGGGAGCTAGGCAAATGGACCGCGATTTTCTCATCTCCGCCGCCGCCACGGACAAGGCTTTCGTGATCGGTATGTTGAAGCACGAAATTGCGGAAAACAGCCGCAAGCTTATGTCCGCTCGTCGTTCCTACTGCCCGTATGCAATTGGTGGTTTTGAAAATCGCGCACGGGAGTTGAAGGACATTTTAAAGGAAATTGAGGGGCGATAAAGCCCCTCTTTTTGATTCATGCGCAGCCTAGCCGCTCTGGTAGCGCTTTCCGGCTGCCAGCAATAGACGACCGGCGGGACGGCCACCTTGTCTCCCGCCATCACTGCGCGCGGTAGATTCACCCTTATTCCCTTTGCCACGCTCGACAGTCATTTCCCCACTTCCGAATGATTCGCTAAAATTTGCGCGCACAGCCTGTGCCGTTGAAGCAGGAAGCAAGCTATACTCGTCTTCGGTCAAAATAGAAGACAACACAACCGCTCCGGCAACCGGCCATTGACTGTTAGGCGTGTCACCTAACAACGGACGACGCGCTTCTATTAGTGCGATTGCGTCATCTTCGATGAATCTTTGCTTCTCGTTTTCCGACATGGTGACTCCTGAATTTTCCTGAACGCATTTAAATTGCGTCGTGCGATTCCTGACGAATGCAAATTGCGCGAAATACTTTTTCACGAAACTTACGTACAACACTTAACCAGATGGTGAGGTATGGGTACTTTTGCTT